ATGTGTTGATAAAATAGTTACAGTATCAGATCAAGCTCCTGACCATGTTAGGCAACAAGCTAATCAATTTAAAGAGCATCTTAAAAAGGTAGTATATAATTATTTGCTCTTGGCAAGAAGAGAAGAACGAGCTAGTATAGTTCACATATTAAGATCTAATGGTCAAAAAGAACTGGCTGAGTATATAAGGAGACTCTAATATGGCTATAACACAAGCAATGTGTAATTCCTTCAAGAAAGAGTTATTAGAAGGTGTACACAATTTTAAAAACTCTGGTGGTGATGATTTTAAGTTAGCACTTTTTGCAGAAGGCACTGGAGCTAAATCATCAACAACTGCAACTCTTGGTTTTGGAACTACTGCACTTGTTACAACTGGTGAAGTAACTTCAAGTGGTTCTTATTCAACTGGTGGAGCTAGTTTAACAAGAGTAGACCCATCTGTTGCGACTGCTACTACTACACAAACTGCGTTTACTGATTTTGCTGACCTAAGTTTTACAACAGCTTCAATTACTGCAATGGGAGCTTTAATTTACAATAGTTCCGATAGTAACAAAGCTGTTTGTGTTTTAGATTTTAGTACTAATAAGACTTCAACATCTGGTACATTTACTATTCAGTTTCCAACTGCTGACGCAAACAACGCTATTATTCGTATAGCATAAAGTAAACCGTTATGGCTAACGGTTGGGGTCAAGGCACTTGGGGTGCTGTTGGTTGGGGAGGTATAGGTAATACCTCTTTTTCTGTAACTGGTGTTGCAGGAACATCTGCCGTTGGTGATGAAGGTGCAACTGGTACTTCAACTGTAATAGAAACTGGTTTAGAAGCAACTAGTTCTTTAGGAACAGTAACAGCTAGTAGTATTCATATTATAATAGTTTCTGGTGTACAAGGTACAGCTACTTTAAACAGTGCCACTGCTTCAATCCCTATATCTTTTGGTGTTACTGGCTTAGAAGCTACCTCTCAATTTTTGTCTGGTTGGGGTAGTTCTGCTTGGGGTGACCACATTTGGGGAGGTGGTGTTTTTGCTGATGTCGGTCAAACTATTGTACCTAATGCCTTTGAAGCACAAGCTCAAATATCTGCAGTCACGATTATTGGAACATCTACATTTACCGTTCCAAAGGTCAGTGCAACAACTGCTGTAGGAGATGCTCTTGCAGGAGCTGGAGCTAGAGTTGTTGAGCAAGGATTAACTGGAACAGTAAGTTTTGGTAATGAGTCTGTTGTTGGAACAGCAGTGATTTCGCCTACTGGTGTTTCTACTTCTGCTTTGATAAGCGGATATTCTGCTACAACAATAACAAAAACTGTAACTGTAGTATCAACTGCTGGAGGTAATAAATATTTTATTGATGGCGTACAACAAGACACATTAGAACTGTTTGAAGGTAACACTTACAGATTTGATCAAAGCGATAGTAGTAATGCCACTCATGGATTAAGATTTAGTACAACTTCAGATGGTACGCATGGAGGTGGGACAGAATACACAACTGGAGTAACAACTAGTGGTACTCCTGGATCGTCAGGTGCTTATACAGAAATTACCGTAGCTACAAACGCTCCCACCTTATATTATTATTGTATAAACCATTCTGGAATGGGTGGACAAGCTAATACTCCTATTGTTTACACAATATCAACAACGACTGGAGCACCAGTTACAAACGTGACTGCTTTAACTTCTGCTTTAGGTAATGAAACTGTACTTGCCTCCGCTGGAGTAGCCGTTACATTAGCAGGAATGTCGATTTCAATAAACGATGTTGCAATATCTGGTGGTTCTGTGTTATCGTTAACGGG